ATTTGGGAGGGGCCTTTTAAAAATAAGATAATATGAATTTATATCACGATGAATTGTATAATTGGGAAGGAGTGGGTTATAATTCTGTATTAGATGTTGTATTTAATCATGATGATATTATTGAACCGGTTACATTAGTAGAGGCTAAAGACTTTTGTAAGATTGATATCGGTACTGATGATAATCTTATCATATCACTTATAACAGCAGCAAGATTAATGTGTGAAGCTTATACTGGAGTAGGATTTGTTGTTCATAATGCCGTTGCTACCTTAAACAATATCAATGGAGATATTTACTTACCTTACGGACCACTTCAAGCAATTAATCAAGTTACTGATCAAAATGGTAATATTCTTATTCTTGATATTTCTTATTCTCTTTCTGGGTACCAATTCAAGAGACTCCAGTCACCGAGAGCTAAAAATATTCTTATTGATTATATTACTGGTTATACTGTATTACCTGCTATCTTAAAGACAGCATTATTAAATCAGATTTATTATTTGTATGACAATAGAAGTCAGGCAACAGATCAGATTAGTCCAATAGCAAAGAATTTACTAAATCCATATAGACGTGTATAAACTTAATAGAAGGGTTACAATTTATCGATATACTGCAGCTAAGAATGAATTTGGTGGCCTTATTCCTATTGAGACTGGTAACTGGACAAAATGGGCAGAAGTGCGTGAAAGGGTTGGTATATCAAGAAGTGATTATCAACAGCATGAGTGGTCATACAATCAAGTGTTTATTTTTAGATATGAGAAAGATAGACCAATGCAGAGCAATGATATTATAGCATATCAGAATCAATTCTATAAAGTTTATAGCTTACAATTAAGGAACGAAGGGAATTTATATTGGGAATATGTTTTGGCAATTAAATTAGATGAATCAGTAAATAGTGAACCTCCAATGGATTTGAATACAATACAAGTTTATAATTACACTGGCATCGGTGGTGAGACTAATTTCACTAATCCAAATTTTATAGGACGTCATTTATTTAATGCGTTTAAGGATGGCGTTCAATTTGTAATTATAACCAGTGGTACACCAGTAGATAAGCAAGTACTTTATAATGATAATAATGGGGAGATGACTTGGGGGTTACCATTTATTGATGGAGAAGTAGCAACAGTTTTATATTATTAATAATGATAAGAATTGAAACTAAAGGATTTGAGGAATTAAGACAAAAGTTTGACAACTTATCAAAGGATAGTATTGGATTGGTTCAAAGCTCTTTAAATGATTTTGCAGATAGAACAGTAACAGATGCTAAAAATTTAGTTAGTACTTATAGTTCAGATGAAGGTGCATTACTTCGTTCTTTATATCCTATTTATGGGCAAGGATTTGCAGGTATAACATCTAATAGTAAATATGCAGCTTATATTGAATTTGGTACAAGAAAATTTGCTGCATCATATGTATCTACATTACCAGCTGATTGGCAAACATATGCTAATATATTTCGTGGTAAATCACAATGGGGTGGAAGTTTAGGTGATTTCTTTGAAGCTATAAGACAATGGTGTAAAAGAAAAGGGATAGATGAAAAAGCAGCTTATCCAATAGCAAAATCAATATTAACTAAAGGTATAAAACAAAGACCATTTTTATATCCTTCATTCTATAAAAACTTACCATTATTAATACAAGACCTAAAAGATATTTATAAATGAAAGATGTAAATAGTGCGTTATTGCAAGCTTATTTTGAAATCATTGATGGTTTAAATATTCCTGTATTTGCTGGCGAAGAACCAGATGATGTAAAGAATAAGGTTTATGTAGTTTTGAATGATATCGTATCAAATGAAACTTCAACAGATAATTCATCAGATTTACAATCTACCATTCAAATAAACATTAATTCTTGGGAATATAAATACAATAATGTTAAGAGTCTTAATGATGTCGCTAATCAAATTTATCAAGCTATTAAGCCAACATCTAATTCTGTTTTGGATTTAAATTCTTTTGGATTACAAATGATGAATTTATCAGTACAGACTGACAGAACAGAAAGATTTGGAGAGATTGCAAATAAAATATTTATTACAAGAATAATTATATTTAAACAAGATATTTTCGTAATTTCATAACTATAAAAATTAAAATAAAATGGCAGAACACAAAGTAGCAGGTGGAACAATGTTATTGTTCATTGATCCAACCGGTGGTACAACTTACGATACAGTTGTATGTTTAACACAAGTTAGTAAATCAGCAACAGTATCTGTTGTAGATGCTTCATCAGCTTGCGGTCCAGATAAATCACCTGGTACAATTGAATTATCTTATGGCTTTGAAGGTCAACATTTGCAAGATCCTGCAACTGGTAAGATTTCAGGTACATCATTACGTCAATTATTGTTAGCTAAGACTACAATTGGATGGAAGATATCTCCTGAGTTTCCTGTAACTGGTGATGAGATTGAAGAAGGTACTGGTTATCTTTCTGAGTTAAGCAGTACATATGCTTTTGATTCAGTAGGTAAATTTACCGGTGTATTCCAACCATTCGGAACTCCAGTTATCACTATTCAAGCTTAATAATGGCAGAACATAAAGTACAAGGTGGCAATATGCTACTTTTTATAGATCCTAATGGAGGCACTAACTATGATATGGTTGTATGTCTTACAAGTGTAGGTACAAATATGACTGTTGGTACAGTAGATGCTTCGTCAGCTTGTGGTCCAGATAAATCACCTGGTGCTTTAGAGATATCTTATACTTTTGAAGGTCAACATTTGCAAGATCCTAATGGTGGAAGAATTAGTGGTACTGATTTAAGAATTTTGTTAAATGCTGAACAAACCATTGGTTGGAAGATATCTCCTGAAATACCAATTAATGGAGATGAAATACAAGTAGGTACTGGTTTTTTGTCTGAATTAAGTAGTACATATGCTTATGATTCTGTAGGTAAGTTTACTGGTGCAATTATGCCTTATGGCACTCCAACAATAACTATTTATGGTGCAAGTCCATTTACTATAGGTCAAGCTTATGGTGGTGGATATATTGCTTACATAGATGGAAGTGGTTTACATGGATTGATTTTAAATAATACTACTCCATTAGCTAGTATGGCATGGTCAACAACAGCAGATTATGTAGGAGGTACAACTGCTGCTTATGGAGATGGATATGCAAATACACAAGCTATTATGGCTTCAATTTCTGCAGTAGGTTCGGCAGCTGAATTGTGTTCAAATTATACGGCAGGAGGTTTTACAGATTGGTTTATGCCTGTACTAAATGAATTATTTTATTGTGGTGCATATTTGCCAAATCTAAATGATATATGGGGTTCAGCTGAAGATAATACTGGCGATCCAGTTAATAATGCGTTTGCTTATGATTTTACAGGTTTTCCTACAGCAACTAATAAATTTGTTATATTAAAAGTTTACGCAGCAAGATATTTTTAATAAAACCAAACCACAAAAAAAATGAGTTATCTACAATTAGAAATTGGCGGAAAGTTAAGGGGTTTAAAGTTTAATCAACTTGCGATTGAGATTATATCAACGCATAATGATAATAGTACAAATTCAGCTTTTATGTATGCCATGATTTATGGTGGACTAATGGGCAACAGTTATGTGAAGAGAGAAGAACCTGATTACACATTTGAAGAAGTATGTGATTGGGTAGATGAGATGGAAAATAAAAATGATGCTATAACTAAAGTTACTGAAGTACTAACATCAACGCAGGTTTGGAAGAATCTTGTAAAAGCTGGTGAACAGATAGAAGAAGAGAAAAAAAAAGTGAACAATGTTACGACAATCTCAAGTTCGCTCTAGGTAAACTTGGTTGGTCAGCTTATCAGTATTATACTTCTCTTCCCATTGAGTTTTATGCAGCAGTTGAAGGATATTTAGAGAAGCAAGCTGAACAGGCGAAAGTCATTCGGTTTGCTTCCTTTCGTATAGCTGAAAGTATGGCTGGTAGTAAAGCAGTTGGATCATTGGAAAGATTTTGGCCTATGCCTGGTGATGAACCAGAACAAAAGAAGATTGAACCAATGACACAAGAGCGTTATGAAGCAATTCTTAAGCGTCACAATATAAAAATGAAAACGGATGGCTGAAGATATAAAGATAGTAGCGTCAGCGGTTGGATTTGACCAAGTAAATAAGGCATTAGATAGTACAGCTAAATCTTTAACTCAGACATCTGAAGCAGCAACAAAGGCTGGCAAAGCTTTAGGAAATGATTTAAAAGCTTCAACTGGTGCAGCATCAAATGCTGTTACCAATTTAGGCAGAATAGTCTCAGATTCTGCTTATGGTTTTATAGGTATTGCAAATAACATCCAGCCATTTATTGATTCATTAGGTTATGCTAAAAAAGAAGCAGCAACAACAGGAGGTTCTTTAAAAGATAATTTAATAGGAGCTTTAACTGGTCCAGCAGGTTTATCACTTGCTTTTGCAGCAGTTACTACAGCCATTACATTTGCTCAGATTGGATTCAGTGCATGGACAAGAGGAAGTGGTACAGCTAAAAGTTCTATTGATTCAATGGATGAATCAACTAGAAACTTATCATCTGATATTAAATATCTAGGTGATGATTTAAAGACTCTTACGACTCAACTTAATTATATTAAAGAATATCAAACACTAAAATTTGATATTCAGTTTGGAAAAGGATTCACAACTGATGTTAAGTTAGCACAATTAGATATTACACAGTTAGGGTATGAGCAGGCATCAGCTAACATAGAGTTTCAACATGCTAAGAAAGATCTTAACGATGCTCAAGCAGCTTTATATTCATTTACTCAAACTCAACAAGGTTCATTTGATTCTACAAATAAATTTGCTGATGCAGTTTCTAAATTAGGTGATTTAACAAATGTTAGTTCAGCTAATCTTAGTGGTTTTACTGATGAGCAAAAAGCTTACATACAAAATGTCATTGATGCTTCTAAAGCAGTTGCTAAGCAAAGAGATGTTTATTATGGATATTATCAGAACATTGAAATAGCTAAGCTAAAACTTGAAGCATTAAGAGCAGCTGAACAGAGAAGATTAGATGAGTTAAAAAAGAATCAACCAGCATTTGAGCGTGAGTTAAAATTCAAACCGGTTAAGGTTTTACCAATAGTAATTTCAGATAAAAAGATACAAGACCAAATTGCTAAAGATTTATCTAAGATTACTCTTCCAAAATATGTAGAACTACCTATTAAATTTCTTCCAGCTAAAACAGGTTTAATTGAAATAACTAATGCAATAGAAAGTTTTTTACAAGATTCTGCAGTTAGTATTGGTAATTCATTTGCTAGTATATTAAGTCAAGCTATCACTGGTGGTATTTCATTTGGAGATGCATTTAGAGGTGTTTTTAATGCTCTTGGTGGTGTTATAGAATCACTTGGTAAGGAATTAATTAAAATTGGTACTTTAGCACTTGTAGCAAAAATAGCTTTGAATAATATTTTAATCAATCCATTCGCAGCAATAGCTGTAGGTATTGCTTTAGCAGCATTAGGATCAGCCATTCAAAAAACAACATCTAAGCAAAGATTTGCAGTTGGTACACGTTATGCTCCTGGTGGTATGGCTTTAGTGGGTGAGAGAGGACCAGAGATGATTAATTTGCCTCGTGGTTCTCAGGTAATACCTGCAGCACAAACATCACAAATGATGGGAGGAATTGGAGGACAAATTGAGGTATTTGGAATGCTTAGAGGTCAAGATATTTATTTCAGCAATAAAAAATATGGCCAGACTTATGGTCGCACTACATAATGTCATACGGAATAAAATATACATCACAGTTTGATAGTTTTAAGCCATTACAAAGCTACCAGGTAGACATTTATCAGAAGGGTTATACAGGTGCAGTATCAGAACTTTTATTGAGTGCTAATCCTGTTATTCAAGAATGGCAAGAAGATGATCCATATACTCCTATTAGAGGTTGTACTTTGAACGTATCTATAATTACTAATTCAACTGGCGTAAGGTTAACAAATTTCTATTCTGAAGATGACAGTTATTTCTATGTTGAGTTTAAATGTATTAATACTGATCAATTTTTATTCAAAGGTTATTTATTACAAGATGATTGCTCTGAAATACAATTAGATTTTAATCATGAGATAAAATTGACTTTTACAGATGGATTAGGAATACTTAAGGATATAACATTAGATAGAGCTGCAGTAATTACAACTGTACCTACAACTGAAAGTGGATTGATTGCACAAAAAGTTAGTCCAGTATTTTTTGGTAATTCATTTTCTTCTTTTGATTCAAGAATATCAGTACTTAAACCTGGTGATGCATTCCAATTAGTAAATGGTACTACTACTTATAATTTTGTATGTTTAGGCATTACTTATGTTCTTTCTGCAGGATGGATTGTATTATGTGATAGACCTATTACTTTTAGTTATAGTCCAACTACATTTGATTTTGTATATACTATACCATATCCATTAGTTGGGTATATCTCATTGATTGATGTTTTAAAATTGTGTTTAAAATCAACATTATTGGAAATACCATTTAATTCTTTCATTACTATATTTCCTGTTGGTGGAACAGTTGAAAGCACATGGGATGATACTTTTGTAGATGCATCAACTTTTAGAGTAGATACTAATAGCTGGATGACTTGTTACGATATTTTAGATCAGATAATGACAAGATTTAACTGCTCATTATTTCAATCTAATGCTACTTGGACATTGGTTAGATGGGATGAGTTATATCGTTATACAACTGGAACCGGTGCAACAATAAGAGGCAATTATTATGATGAGTCATTCACAAGAATTGGTTATACAGCCAATACTTCTGACTTTATTTTCATGAATGGCTCAGACATGGAGACTGGTGTTATTAAATCAATTGTAAGGCCATATAAGTATGTTAAAGAGACATTTAATTATATTCAGCCTGATAATTTATTATGTAATTCTAATGCTAAAGATTTAGGGCCATTAATTCAGCAATATGATTCAGGATTATACACAATAAAAGAATATGTATTAAATAGTTGGTTTGATGGACCTTATTCACCTATTCCAGATAGATTTATTAGAATCACTTATGATAATGATCCTACATCAAGAACTTATAAGCAAGAATTAGATAGAAATATTATTGTTGTAAATGCTACTGGTGATTCAGCAAGATCAATAAAAAGTTGTGATATACCTTTATCTAAAGGAGATTCAATAGAATTTGATTTTAGTTTTAGAACAAGTGTTAGTCAAGCAGGTCCAATAAATAATGTTTTTGTAGTATCAATTACAGATGGAACTACAACATATTTTATACATAATAATGGTTCTTGGGCTACTACTTTAGGTTTCACATATTCAACTCCTGCAGGAGCTAATACTTTAGATTGGCAAAGTGTTAATATTATTTCTAATCCAGCTCCTATTGATGGTATTGTTAATGTTTATTTAGCTGAGGCTACTCCTAATGGTGGTACTCCTTCAGCTGATGAAACTTTATACAAAGATTTAACTTTTAATATTACTTATCTAATAAATAATTCAGGTAAAATTATAGGACATACTCATACAGACTCACAATCATTAGAAATAAAAAATAATAGTTCTGAAGATATTTATTTAGATAATTCTCCAAGACAATCTATAAAGGGCAGTTTATATATTGCCAGTTATACTAATTTACTTAGAGATATAACTAATGATTGGGGTTATCCAGCATTTGTTGTACTTCCTCCTATTGATGTATTTACATATGATAACTTAGGTCAAGCAACTACTCAGGAATATTTATTTACGAGATATAGACCAAGAGCAAAATATGAAGGAAGTTATTTGAAAGTATTGCAAGGTAATGGTCCTTATAAATTTGTTACACCATTATCAATCTTTGTAAATTCTATAACTCCTAATTCATTCAGATTTGTTGTTGGTAAGCTTACAATTGATTATAAAAATGCAAATTGTGATTTGTCACTTTACGAGTTATTAAATGGAGCTGAGACTGAATTTGTAGATGGTATTATTCCTCAATATAGAATATGGAAAGGAAATAGGCTTTATGAATTTAATTACCTTTATGAAAATTAGTTATTATGGGAAAAGTTAAAGGCCAAGATGTTGTATTATATCTTTATGATTTAAATGATAAGTGTAATCATCCTATTGCTTGTGGTAGATCAGTGACATTTGATATCCAACAGGACATGATAGAAACATCCATCACTGGTAACGGAAGATTTAGAACATATGTACCTGGTGCAGCTTCATGGAGTGCTAGTGTTGAAGGGTTGGTTAGTATTGTTAATGTTAAAGATGTAACTATACAAGTTGGACTAACAAGATATTATCAGGCAGCAATCCCAAATCCCATTACAGGCTTCATATTAGAGACTACAGGCTTATGCATTAAAATCGGAGGAACATTAATAGTTAGTGGTACTGACAATGCAGATGGTACTTATACTGTTGCGAATTATGGTGATTATTTAGGAGCAATTAGAATTATTACAGTTGAACCGGTTCCAGCATTTACACCAGTAGATCCTGCGACAGTAACCTATCAAGAATTATCCTATGGCATTGATAATATGTATGATTCAATCATCAGTGGTCAGGGTATTAATATTGAGTTTTATGAGACTGATGATGATGGCCATTTCTTAAGGAAGGGAGGTGTTGGTTATATCGAGTCTATCAATGAAACAGCATCATTTGATAATATGGCTACATTTACTGCCAATTTTAAAGGTAATGGATTAGTTGATATTACCTATGGCTGAAGGCCAAAGCTAGCCAAAGCATTACAGACTGAAAATGGCATAGATATCACAACTGAAAATTATGTAACTTTAACAACAGAAAATTAATATAAAATGAAAATATCAGAATTAAATTTAGCAGGTACAATTGCAGGCACAGAAGTATTCCCAATAGTTCAAGCTGGTGAAACTCGTAAAGTAAGTATAGCGGATGCTTTGGCTGGTGCTGCTCCTACATTACAAAGTGTATTAGATACGGGTAATTCAGCAACAGGTGCAAATGCTCATATTAGTGTTGATAAATTTATAAAAGTTGATTCTAGTAATAGATTATGTCAGCTTGGTAATATTTTTGGGAGTGCTATTGCAACTGTTCAAAATGGTGTATCTCCTGCAGCTCAAGGATTAATTCAATTATATGCTCCGGGGGCAACAAGTCAATTAAATGGTTTAAATGTTGTAAATTTTTTAATGTTATCAACTAATGATTTAGGTCAATCATCTCAAATAAGTTTAGATACTTATGGGGATAATAGAAAACCGACAATGAGAATTAGTACATCTATCCCATCTTTACAAGTTGGAGCAAGTACTTTAACTTTAACAAATAATGAAATTTATTTTTCTGGTATTACTATTTCAACATATTTAGATAATAAAACTGATGGAGTATTTCAAACTGCCTTTATTAATCCTTCTAATCAAAAAATCTATACTGGTTTTGAATTAGATTTTGCAGGTGAAAGATATTCGTTTGGGGATATTGGTAATAGTAATGCTTCTGTATTAATTTGTACTCCATTTAACGCTAAGTTTAATAGGGGTTTGAATATGCAGCTTGATGATATTAATATAAAATTAGGTGATTATAATACATCTGGAAATCAAACAATATTAGAGGTTGATGATTTTAATTCAATAATAAAAACAACAACTAGAGGAGCTGAAAATGGTTTAAAATTAGATTTTATCAATAATGAATCTTTTTTAGGAAATTATACAGTTTTAGATAATGTTGTAAAAGTTAGCAATGGTATTGTTGAAATTTATTCAACAAATCAAATTTATGCTTATTCAGGAAATGCTGGATTGCAATTAAATTCAAATACCAATCAATCACTCTTAGGTGATAGTGATATAAGAAATAATGGAACTTATTTAGGAGTTGATGATAATGGTCAATATATAATTGCATCAGATAATTTAAAAGATGTAGATACAGGTAATTTTTCAGGATTTGGAATTAAGATATTTGTAAATGGAGAACAATTTACAATACCTTTACACAAAATTTAATTATGACCAAAGAACAAGCTCTACAGATTTTAAAAGTTGCATTAGATAACAGTATTCAGAAGGGAATAGCTAATAATATGCAAGAGGCAAATATGATAGCAATGGCATTCCAGACTATCGTTACAGAACTAAGCAAACAAGAGGTGGCATGATAATTGGATATTATTGGTTATTATGCAAAATTTAAGTAACTTTAGCAACATGGAAAATCAGCCTGATAATCATCCATATGTAGGTTTCTCTAGTACTTTAATTAGTATCTTTTCAGCTACTTATTGCATGGTTGCATCTGATATTCAGCCTATAGCTACCTTGATTGGTTCTATCGTGGCTATCCTATCTGGTATCTTCGCAGTTAGATACTATTACTACGCAACCAAAAAAATAAAATAATATGAAGTCATCATTGTTTACTCTCAACAAAGCAGATTTTGTAAAAGGTTTGGTCATTGCAGTATTAACAGGTATCATTACAGCTGCTTATTCGACAATACAAAGTGGCTCAGTACAATTTGATTGGAAAGCTATTACAATTGCTGCCTTATCAGCAGCGTTTGCATATATAACGAAGAATTTGCTTACCAATTCAAATGATGAGTTCTTGAAGAAGGATCCATCGTAACTACCCAATGACTAAAAAAAATATTTGTCAGGATTACCTTAAAAAGTATCCTGACTACCCTAATTTAAAACTAGCCAGAATAATATATTCTGAGAATAATCTTGCATTTAAAGATATTGAAGATGTAAGATCAATCATTAGATATTGCACTGGTAATGCTGGCAAAAAAAATCGGAGCTTTGCAAAAGAGTTTAAGACAGAACCAAAGCCGCTAAATCCATATAACCTACCTGAGTCTCACGAAGAAAAACGTGAGGCTTTTGTTTTACCGAAAGCTTGTAATAACATATTGCTTATCTCTGACCTACATATCCCTTACCATAATATTCAAGCAGTAACCATTGCTTTAGATTATGGTAAAGCAAATAATGTCAATACAATATTTATCAATGGTGACCTAATAGACAATCACCAGGTGAGTAGATTTGAGACTGATCCTAAGAAGCGAAGTGTAAAGCAGGAGTTTGATGCTACAAAGCAATTTCTTGTCTCTCTTCGTGCTGCTTTCCCTGATGCTGCCATCTACTGGCTAAAAGGTAACCATTGCATCCGGTGGGAGAAATTTTTACTAATGAAAGTTCGTGAGATATGGGATGATGAATACTTCCAACTAGAAGAGCGTTTGCAACTTAATTCTGTAAAAGTAAAAATATTGGATGATAAAACTTTAGTTAAGGCTGGTAAATTATCCATCACTCATGGCCATCATATCTTCAAAGGAGTATTTACACCAGTTAATCCATCACGAGGAGCGTTTTTAAGGGCAAAACAGAGCCTTATAGTTGGTCACCTACATAGAGCGTCACATCATCCTGAAGTTGACTTAGATGGAAAGATAATTAGTTGCTGGAGTACAGGATGTCTCTGTGAGCTAAAACCTAACTACTCACCAATGGTCAGCAATGCTCAGCATGGCTTTGCTCATATCCTAGTTGAGTCCAATGCTGACTATAGTGTTAAGAATTACCAAATAGTAAACGGCAAGCTTCATTAATAAAATATCGTAACTTTAAGTTATGAGTGAAAAAGTCATAATACAAGAAACGGTCACTTCTGCTGAAGAAGAAATGGAGTATGATGGTGAGATTGCATTATCTACATCTCATGATTATATCACATCTGCAGTTAATGCTATGGCTGCCATAGATAATATCGATACGGCAATACTTAGCAAGACTGATGAAAACCGGATAAAGAAAATAAAAAGACAATCACTAAGAATATTATCACACTATATTAATGAAATCTATGAAGAAACTTTTGATGATAGTAGTAACAATAATGATGAGTAGTTGTTACACTTCTAATAAGGCCAATAAAGACATCAATAAAGCTTATGAGAATTATCCTGAGACAGTCGCAGCCTTTGCGAGAGATAAGTTTCCATGTAAAGAAACTAATGTTGACAGTGCTGTCAAAACTGAATATGATTTCATAGAGATTAAATGTCCAGATCAGGCAGAACCGGTTCAAGTAATTGACACACTTTACTTGACAAAACCGTCAATGCCTAAGACATATATAGTATATAAAGACAAGTTTGTGGCTATTCCAACAACTACCAAAACAATCACTAAAGTTATCAGAGATAGCAGTTGCGAGATTATCCTTAAGAAAAGTGTAGAAGGACAACAAAATTATGTACGAAAAAATGAGAAGAAAGCAGAATGGATAAAATGGTTATTGATACTTTTAGCCATATCTTTTATAGGTAACATTTTATTTGCTTATAACAAACGATGAATGAAATAGCGTTCCATAATAGGCTTAAATCTTATAATCTTTATAATAAGGTTACACCATATCAATTAAGGGGGATGCTGGCCATTGTGGAATACTGCGAAAGTAATAAATTTATTACCGATTTAAGATGGATAGCATATATCTTGGCTACAGTATATCATGAGACAGGTAGAGCATTTGAACCGGTTGAAGAAGTTGGTCAAGGAATACGCAAGCCTTATGGTCGTAAAATTAAAATGAATCTTAAGCCATACCAGTTCCCAGATAAGTTATACTATGGACGTGGTTTGGTTCAGCTTACCTGGTATGATAATTATGAGAAATTTGGAAAGTTATTAAAGCTTGATTTATTAAGTAATCCTGAGCTTGTAATGAAGATGGATGTATCAATTGAAATACTTGTTAAGGGTATGACTCAAGGATTATTTACTGGTGTTAATTTAGAGCGTTATTTTAATGATCAGCGTGAGGATTGGGTAAGTGCCAGGAAGATAATTAATGGTAATGATAGAGCAGAGCTTATTGCTTTATACGGTAAAAGGTTTTATCTTTGTTTACAATAAGGAATTTTTGAGTGTACGATTTTACAGTAGTTTTAGCCTGGTGTTTCCACACTGGGCTTTTTTTGTGGATAACTTATTTTTTAAATAATTATAAAAAAATTTGGTAATTAAAATAGGTCATCATAGATTTGACATATCAATTAATTAAAACTACTAAAAACATGAAAAAGTCAACTCAAGACGCAATCACAGTCACAGTCATCATCATCATCTCATTATTAATCGAAAACTTTATTAAATGGTAACCGAAAAACGAGGGAGAAAGCCAGTTGCTCCTGAACTAAGAAAAATTGCAATTCAGATTTATTTAGAAAAGCAAAGCATAGACAGAATTGGCGGTATTGAAACAACAAAACTAAAATTACTAAACTACATCAAAAGACATGAAAAAACTCTTCGAAATTCTAAGCTGGAAGCGTGATGATGATTTCATCATTGTTGAAATAGATGAAAATAAATTCACCACTGAAAATACTATCGTTATACATGAGCATAAGTTTGAACGTTATTTGAAAAAATACGACAGATTATATTACGAGACTCATGATATCTCTACAGGCAGTTATCAATCTAAATCTTATCAATTATCAATGGATGAATATTTTAATAATATGCATTATGATGATGTAGTTGAAGATTTATATGATTATATCAGCGTAAAACATATCGACTTTGATAAAGCCTATCAGATTACCAACAACGCAATCCAATCACTCATGAAATATTTTAATGTATGATTGAACTAATAATTACGATATCCATATTGATAACTTACTGGTATTATAATTCCAAATGTAATAAAATCTCTAAATATGAAGAACAAAAACAGAGAGAAGAAAAAGCAAAAATGGAGTTCTATAGTCGAATCCATACTACAATTGAACCACATATCAAATCCCATACATCAACAACAAAAAATTAACCAATTATGTCAAATTATTTTATCGATACCAACAGCAAACAAATCACATTTACAGACAACCGGTTCTACTCCACAGAGGATGGAGTCAACGTACCATCAGTCACGACAATTCTCAACGCATATCCGAAGGATGCACATTTCTTCCAATGGCTCAAGCAAGTGGGTGAGGAAGCTGATACGATTCGTGATGAAGCTGGCAGAAGGGGATCAATAGTGCATAGCCTAACTGAGCGTTATGATGCAGGTGAAGAAGTTAACTTATTAGATAACGGAGGTAATATTGGCTACAAGCTTAACGAGTGGACCATGTTTGAGCGTTATGTAGAGTTTAGAAACAATTACCAGTTCGATATCATTCACTCAGAGTTTAACATGATATCTCCTAAGCTTGGCTTTGCCGGTACCATTGACAGAATAATACAAATCAATGGAGAGAACATTTTGGTAGATATCAAGACCAGTAATACTGTTTATGAGCATTATTGGTGTCAATTAGCGGCTTATAAGAAGCTTATGCAAGAGCATTACCATTCTATAAATGTAATCGATAAAGTAGCAGTTTTATGGCTAAATGCTAAAACTAGAACAGCTGGTAAAAAAGACCAGATACAAGGTGCAGGATGGCAGCTGATTGTTCGTGATCAGACAGAAGAAGCAAATGACTGGGAGTTATTCCAATGTACGCATAAGCTATGGTTAGCACAGAACGGACAAATGCAACCGAAATTAAAATCATATCAAATTACTCATAAATTATAATGCTGACATCATACTGTCTTAATTAATACAATGGGAGCAATCAACAATTCTACTGCCATCTATCTAACCATCAGTGATGGTAGGATTTGCAGACGTGTACAATCTCCAACTAATTCTTCTGTCCAGCGCACTACTAAAGATGGTCGTGTGGTTAATGAAGAACACTACAACGGTTGGATGGGGAAAATAACCAACATTACGACTCGTGAGAGCGAGTATGGTAAAGAGTGGCAAGTTGAGATAAATGATGGAACTATGACAGTTATCCTATCATTTAAGTACTCTTCTGGTTATGCCGCAAGCTTTCTTAAGGCCTTACCTAATGTCAAATTAAACCAGCCTGTAACATTCACACCAAAGGCAACTGAGGTAGATGGCAAAAAGCGCACTACAATGTTCTTAAGTCAAAATGGTACACCAATTAAATGGGCCTACACTAAAGACAATCCTAATGATTGTCCTGGACTAAAGCAGATTAAAGTTAAAGGCCAGACTACTTGGGATGACTCCGACATGATGGAGTTCCTTGAGAATATGGTTAATAATGACATCATTCCACAGCTAAATGGTGGTGTTAATGACCTGCCGTTTTAAACCAAACCAAAGGCCATCTTAATGGTGGCCTTTACTTTTTGTAAATTAAAAAACTACTATAATGCAAACTGCAATGGAACAACATATAGAAGTGATGAAAAAAGAGCTTCTGAATATGTATCAGAATGATATTAGATTTGGTATGCTTCTTAAACTTATTCGCAAAGCTAATGAGTTATTAGATATAGAACAGAAGCAAATTAAGCTTGCTTTCTTAGATGGCCAATCCAATGTCATGGACGCAAGAAAAGATGGTGGATATAAATTCACTGATCATAACCATTACTTCCGTAAACAATACGAAAATGAAGAAGTTGAAAACTAAACAGAAACAGTTGTTTCTTGATATTCTGACTATTTTTTTAGTGATGTTGCTAGCAATAGCAATGATACTGATTATAATAAATGAAGTCAATAAGTAACAGGACATCCAGTTGGCGTAATCGAGAATAAATATCGGCTAGGGTAACGTCTCAGCTTTAATCGTGAGAGATGAGGGTTCGAATCCCTCACTGGATGCTAAACGAAATAAACGAAAATAGATGTTAAACTATATTCTTAAGAAAGGCCATGTCTCATATCTATGGAGAGGCAATGGCTCCAGGTTATTCAAAGCAATATTTAAACAATCAAAATTTATAACAATTAAAACTACAAAAGATGGAAGATTTATTCAAAGTAATGGGTGATGTTTTAAATCCCAATCGTCAGGTTGAAGCTGACAATCAAGATATAAAAAATAAGGAGTTTGAAGAAAACTTCAAAAGGCGTGCAGATGCTTTTCATGAACTTGTCATGATTGTGGAAAATGTCAAAGACAGAGATGATAGAAAAAACTTGTTTATTGCGCTAAAAAATTACATTCAAGCAATATGAAAAATACTACTAAAATTATCTCCGAATTTTTTACTATTGGATCATTGACTTGGGAAGAAGCTTGTGAATGTGCTTTATTATATGCCAGCAAAATAAATGATGGCAATATGATTGAAGAAATCACAAAAATTAAAGCCAAAGACATTAGAGTACCAATAACAAATAAAACTATTGAAGAAGTAAACCAACAATTATCATTATGGAACTAAGACAATACCAAATAGACATATCATCTGCAGCTTGTGAATTGCTAAAACAATACAAAATTGCATATCTGAATATGCAGGTGCGCACTGGTAAGACCATTACTGCTTTTGAGACGGTTAAGAAGTATGGGGCAAATGTTGCAATATTTGTGACAAAAAAGAAAGCCATGTCATCAGTTGAGATGGATTACTTGCAAAATTATTTAGGTGATTTTAAATGCTACCTTATCAACTTTGAATCGTTACATAAGATTAAAGACATCAAAGCTGATATTTTTATTATTGATGAAGCTCATAGCTTAGGTCAGTATCCTATCGCATCATTAAGAACACAAGAACTAAAGAAGTTGTGTAAGAACTTACCCATTATCTATTTATCCGGTACACCATCTCCTGAGTCTTATTCTCAGCTATATCACCAGTTCGCAGTCAGTAGCTTCTCACCATTCCCTGAGCCTAACTTTTACAAATGGGCCAAAGATTATGTAATAGTTGCTGAAAAATATATCTTTAATCGGAAAATAAACGATTATAGTAACGCAATTCAACAGAAAATAGAAGATGCAACCAAACATCTATTCATACCATACACACAAGAAGAGGCTGGCTTTACTGAGCTTGTACATGAGACTGTACATCATGTAAAGATGTCTGATAAGATATATCAGATTGCAAATAGGTTACGGATTGACAAAGTTGTCACCGGTAAAGATGGCCAAGTTATTGAGGCTGACACAGAGGTCAAACTTCTCAATAAATTACATCAGCTTTACTCAGGCACTGTATTATTCGATTCGGGAACAGAGATCAACGATGGCCTAATACTAGATGATACAAAAGTAAAATGGGTGCTAGACAAGTTTAAGGGGCGCAAAATAGCCATTTACTATAAATTCAGAGCTGAGGCAATAATGATAGAAGTAGCGTGCAAAATGCATGGTTTATCAGTCACTAATGATGCAGAACAGTTCAATATGACTGATATATCATGCATTTATATCTCTCAGTTCGTAAGTGGTCGTGAAGGTGTTAACTTATCCAGTGCTGATGCTTTAATCTGCATTAATATTGACTTCTCTGCCATTACTTATTTCCAAGTTAGAGCAAGATTACAAAGTAAGGACAGAACTAGAACTGCAGAAGTACACTGGGTATTTGCTGAAGGTGGTATTGAGGATTGGATATACAAAGCAGTAACAAACAAAAAAAATTATACACTATCATATTTTAAGAAAGATGAGAAGAAAATGGACTAATGAAGAATTAGAGTATGTCAGACTAAATTACTCTGATAAATATACAAAAGATATTGCTACTGCCATTAATAGATCAGACAGAGCAGTGTATCAGGCGGCCATTAATTTAAACGTTAGAAAATCACCTGAGTTTATAAAAATATGTTTAGAGCGTGAAGCTGAGAAGCTGAAAGTTTTGGGTGCTTCATCAAGATTTAAACCTGGTAATATCTCACATAATAAAGGACAAAAAATGTCCAAAGAATTATATGAGCGTGTAAAAGTATCTATGTTTAAGAAAGGAAATGAGCCACATAATATGAAATATGATGGCCATGAAAGATTAGATCCTAAGGATGGATATGTATACGTGCGAATTGCAAAAGGAAAATACGTATTAAAGCATAGGTTTGTCTGGGAGCAGCATAATGGACCAATACCTAAAGGCAATATTATTATTTTCAAGGATAAGGATAAATATAACATTACTATTGATAACCTGCAGATGATAAGTAAGCGTGAAAATATGCTTCGCAATACCGTTACTAAATATCCAATTGAACTACAACAATTAATCAAATTAAATAATAAATTAAAAACTACACTACATGAGAAACAAAATTGAGGATCTCCGTAACCATTTATTTGCTACCCTTGAAGCTTTACAAGATGAAGAAAAACCAATGGACCTGGATAGAGCTAAAGCAATTGCTGAAGTTTCACAGGTCATTATTAATTCTGCTAAAGTTGAAATAGACTTTATAAATAAGGTTGGTGGCACCGGTACCAACTTCATACCAGGTGAAGAGCGTTTGCTCACAAAATAATTCTTAATATTGTGGTTCTATGCGTGAATCACAAATCCAATCCCAAATAATTCATTGGCTTGAAAAGGAAGGATGGCTAGTTGTCAAAATTATCCAAACTAATAAGAATGGATGGCCAGACCTTCAAATACACAAATTCGGAATTACCATATTTGTAGAGGTAAAGTCTGAACATGGAGTTGTCTCTGAACTTCAGCACTACCGACACAAACAACTTACAGAACAAGGATTTTTCGTATTTATAACCAAATCACTCAAAGAACTACAACATGAATTTATTACAATCAGCGAAAAGCTACGCCATCAAAGGCTTGTCGGTAATCTCAACTGACAATAGTAAAACATCTATCTTCCCTTGGAAAAAATATCAATCTAACATTGCCACTGATCAGGAACTGGAGCAAATGTTCAACACATTAAAAGCTAAAGGTATTGCTGTTATATGTGGTGCCGTTAGTGGTAATCTTGAAGTAATAGATGTAGATTGCAAATATGGTATCAAATGGGAAGATTATGAAGCCAAGATATTAGATGCTCATCCTGAGCTTTATGGACGTCTTAAAATAATCCAAACTAAATCTAATGGCTACCATATCTATTATAGATGCGAAAGCATTGAAGGTAATCAGAAGCTTGCTGAGAGACCAGCGACGGATGATGAGAAGTTTATCAATCCTAATGCAAAGCAATTTGTACTTATTGAGACTCGTGGTGAAGCAGGATATGTAATTGCTCCTCCATCAGAAGGCTACACTCCATTAGACAAAAATGACATACCTATCATAACGTTGGAAGAGCGTGATTTATTGCTCAGTATCGCGAGAAGTTTTAATCAGATTGTTGAGCAAATAAAGCAACCGGTTATGCCTACAACTGGTAGCAATCTAACTGTATGGGATGATTATAATAAGCGTGGTGATATAATTGCATTAATGGAGAAGCATGGATGGAAGATAGTCAAAGAAGATGGTGAAAGATATTATCTTTTGCGTCCAGGTCAAACTTCAAGTGTAACATCTGCCGTTATCTTTAAAGACAAGCGTATATTTTACCCTCATACTACATCAACATCCTTCCAAAATAAGGGTTATAATCCTTTTGCCGTATACACTCATCTTGAATGCAAAGGAGACTGGAAGAAAGCTTGTAAACAATTATCAGAAGTTTACGGAGACGTAAACAATGATGGATGGTTTTGGACAATATCACAAAGAGGCAATATTATTATCAATAAATATAAGCTTCAGGAGTGGCTACATGATTGTTATGTACAGTTATACTTCCATAATGAAAAAAGTGGCGCATATCGTCTTGTACACACTGAAAATAAAAGAATAAGAGAGGTATATGCTGAGGATATAAAGAAATTTGTAAAGAAGAAGCTTGTTGAGAATAAACATTATGATGTAATGGAAGAAATCATAAAACATACCAATAGTATCTTCTCTAATTCATTTTTTGAATATATTGATAAGGCAGATGTAAATATTTTGCATGATAAACACGATAAATGCTATTTCCCTTTTAAGAACCAAATTGTAGTTATAACTAAAGACAATATTAGCTCTATAAATTATGGTGATATTGATGAATACATATGGGAATCACAAATCATAGACAGAGATATAAAAATTAATACAGAATTTGATCCATTAACATCAGTATTCTTTAAATTCTTATGTAAAATATCTTCTGATGATCCTAAGCGTGTCCAGTACGCTATGACTCTTATAGGTTACATTCTGCACAGCTTTAAAGATCCATCTAAGCCATATGCTCCAATTCTTGCAGAAGAGACTGATGATGAAAGCAAAGGTGGTGGTACCGGTAAAGGTTTATTCTTTCAAGCCATTGCTAAGCTTATACCTGTAGTCATTATTGATGGTAAAACATTTAAACCGGATAAGACATTTGCGTACCAACGTGTGACGTTAGGAACTAAACTCGTTATTATTGAAGATTGTCCAAAGAATGTAGACTTTGAGAAATTTTATCCAACTATAACTGAAGGTATTACCATTGAGAAGAAGAACCAGGATGAGTTACATCTTAACTTCTCCGAATCACCAAAAATTGCATTTACTACCAATTATACTATTAGCAATAATTCTGAGCATAGTAGAAGAAGGCAAAAAGTACTTGAATTTGCTCCTTTCTTTAACAGCAAGAATACACCATTAGATGTTTTTGGACATACTTTCTTTGCTGACTGGGATAATGATGAATGGACCAAGTTTTATAATTTGATGTTTTACTGCGTTAAAGAATATATGGAAATTGGAATAGTACAGGTTGATAATTCTGCTAAGTTGAAACGTAAACAGATAAAACAGCAGTTTGGAGAAGATTTCTTGGATTATTATGATGATTTAGAATCAGGAAACTTTAAATCAATTACTGATGAGTGGAAAGGGTTCTTGATTAAGTTTGAATTGGACAAAAAAGAGTACTCTTTGAAGCGTTTTAAAAAAGGGTTAGTAATAGCATCTGAAGTCTTTGAAAACGAGTTTTTGGAGGATAAAAACTGGCAACATAATAATATCAAGATGTTTAAGATTAATAAAAAAAGTAATAATATAGACAAATCACTAACCGATAATGAGCATTTATATTAGTTACTAATGCATTTTTATAAAAATCGGTTAGTGAAATACGCTATGAGTATCAATAAGTTACAAAATCACTAACGTATCTAACCTATTTTTATTAATTTATTGAACTTATCTTAATTAATTAATTATATAAAGAGAAATAGCAAAAAAATGGAAAAATCGGTTAGTGAGTTAGTAAAACCACATTTTTATGGGAAACCTAAGTTTCATTATGTGGTAAAACGTGATTGCAGGTTAATTTATAGATGTACTTCAGTTATGAAAGACCAAGAAGATGTTTTAAACACATTAATAGAGCGTTTTAAGGCTGATAAAGGTGTTGTGCATATATTTCGTAATGGAGAAAGAATTAAGGTCATAAATCAGCTTAAAATGGGTAGAAAACCTAAATATCATTGGAGCAATCCTTCGTAATATTTTCCAAACTTTAATTTTAACTGTTTATCCAGTAATATATCATCTGCCAATAGATTGCGTGCAAACGTAGAAACAGCATAGTTAGAATATTCTTCATGGGTTAGCTTCTTAAACTTGTGACCAATCATAAAACCGATAACACAGGCTGAGCCATACTGATTATAATAGTAAACTGGTAATTTATATGCAGAAGGATATAATAATGGGTTTTTCTGCTCAATTATATTCTTTTGAGTATAATTTGGCTGAGGTGTAGAATCACGTTTAACCATTGATCTAGTTGGATAAACTTTTGGAGCAGGTAACTTAAGAACCTTATTTCTAAGCATCAGTTCAGGACCAGTAAGCAGTGCAAATGGCTTAACTACTACAGGTACATATAAAGGCAATTGTACTAGGTCACCAAAGTATATTGATGATGTGTCATAGTTCTGATAAGTATTAACTAGGATGGGAGCAATACGATTATCATAGATGGGCATCTGAGCATTTGCATTTATAATCTGATTCTCCAGCTCACGTTGATAGAACCGGTACTCATCAACTTCTTGATAGTAATCTTTGTAAGATATATCCTTATAACCTGGCTTAGGTTTACCTGCGGTGAACTTTTTCTCAGCTTCACTTATGTTTGCAAGCTCACGTCTGATGATATTAAACATTCTGCGAGCTTCTTTAAGTTGCTCAAATATGTCTTGCTTTTGTGACTTAGTCTCCAGTTCAATGCTATTAGTTAGCTGATATGAACGGTTGCTGTCATAGAACTGTACTACTTTTATGGCATTATTGTAAAGTATTAGGCTATCTTCTTCAGTTGGGCAGTCAACTTTAGAACCATAGATATCAGTGCATTGTGCAGATATGCACAGGCTGAAACTCAGGCTGAGTAAGGTTAAAAGTGTTTTCATAGGCTGTAACAAAGATACACAAAGGATTTGAGCGTTATTTATAGGTGTTAATAAAAAATGTTTAACTTTACTTTCAGAACGAATATTCAACAAAATTCATATGGCAGGAAGAGGAGGCGCAAGATTAGGCGCAGGACGTAAATCTAGGGCAGAAGAGCTAGGCATTCAGTCGATTGCCATCCAAGCTATCACTGAGCATTATGGCTCCCTTTTAGAGGGGTTTAAAGCATTAATCCAAACCAATGAACCATCATTGGTTAAGTTCGTGTGGGAACATGCAGCAGGCAAACCTAGAGAAAAGTTTGACATAGAGATAGATGCAGACGTTCAACACGTTCAGATAATTAGACTGCCTGACAATGGAAGAGATACATTTGACATTGATAATGATTTGCCATCAGTTAATTGAATCAACAAATAACATACATAGAACCTCAAGAAGGCTATCAACAGATTGCGCTTAGTAGTAAAGCCGATATCGTGATCGGAGGAGCAGCGGCATTTGTTGGTAAGACATTTGCGTTGCTCCTTGATCCACTACGTCACATAACTGTACCTGGCTTTGGTGGTGTGATATTCAGAAGGACCAGCGTACAGATTAGGAATGAGGGTGGATTATGGGATACATCGGTGAAGCTTTATCCATTGGTTAATGGTGAGCCAAGAGAATCATCCCTTGACTGGAAGTTTCCAGTAGGTTCAAAGATATCATTTAGACATCTAGAGTTTGAGAAGAATAAGTATGATTGGCAGGGTGCGCAGATACCATTCTTAGGATTTGATGAGCTGACTCACTTTACTGAGTCTATGTTCTTTTATCTGCTATCTCGTAACAGATCAGGTTGTGGTGTCAAGCCATATGTTAGGGCAACCTGCAATCCTGATCCAGAGTCATGGGTGTTTAAACTTATCAGCTGGTGGATAGATCCTGATAGTGGTTTCCCAATATTGGAACGCAGAGGTAAGTTGAGATACTTTATAAAGTACGGTGCTAATTATATTTGGGGGGATAATTATGGAGAAGTTTACGACAAAGCTGAGCATATCATCAAGCCAATGATGGATTCATCAGGATTGTCAGCACAAGACTTTATCAAGTCCATTACATTTGTCTCCGGTTCCATCTATGACAATAAGAAAGGATTGCAATATGATCCATCCTATCCAGGTAATCTGCTATCCCAAGATGAAGATACCAGGCGGCAGTTGTTGGAAGGAAGATGGAAGATTAGTAATAGTCCGATGGATGTGTATGAGCATGATGTGTTCATGGGATTGTTTGAGAATCTAAAAGGTGTTAATACATCAGGCAAATACATCACAGCAGATATTGCGATGAAGGGAAGCAATAAGCTTGTAGTTGGTTATTGGGAAGGGATGGAGTTATGTGACATAGAGATAATGGATAAGAGTGATGGCAAGCAGGTAATAGAATTAATATCTAACATGGCCAAGAAGTATTCTGTAGAAAATCGTTATATTTGTTATGACGCAGATGGTGTAGGTTCATATGTCGATGGATTCATTCGTGGTGCTGTTCCTTTCAATGGAGGTGCTGCGGCTTTGGCAGTTAAGGATGAGGCATCAGGAAGGCTTATTAAGGAGAACTACTTTAACCTAAAGACACAATGCTACTATCGTTCAGGCGGTCGAGTTAGTGATGGTCAGATGAAGATTAATAAGAGAGTGGCTTATAACATGTATGATAATACGATGACTATACGTCAGCGTTTTATGTATGAGAGAAAAGCCATTAGGAGAGATAAGTCTGACAATGATGGAAAGCTAAGGATTATTGGTAAGGATGAGATGAAGGTGAAGCTTAATGGTGATTCACCGGATTTACTGGATATGTTCATGATGAGGGAAATATTTGAATTAAAACCTAAAATGGTGTTTGCATATGGGAATGATTGATAGACTCTTCGGACAGACGAAGCTAGTTAAGAATCTACAACAACAAGTTAAATCACTACAACAAACAGGCCTATCCAATGTCATTAGTGCTTCAACAAGTATTTATCCAAGCTGGGCAACAATAGAGAATATTCAGACATATATCACAGTTGATGATGTTTATTCTATTATATCTTATTTGGCTCAGACTGCAGCAAGGATACCAATGTATGGTTATCAGATAGTTGATGACTCGGCAATGAAGTCTATGAAGAAGTATTCAAAGACATCATTACTAGGTAAGCATTATCAGACTAAGGCAATGCAGGATCTACCTGACCAAGACATCTTCAACCAATTCCTAAATGATATTACTTATGAAGATATGGTTATGTATTATACCATGCTATACATAAATGGTGAGTTGTTCTTGTATAAAGAAGTGATTGAGTTAGGGCCAAATGCTGGTAAGGTTATCCTACATCCAATGAAGGCTCAGAATATAATTGTAAAGGTTAGTGAGGTATTTCCTCAGCGTGTGATTGGGTATGATTATTTTGATATGGGATTCAATGGATCATTAAGCACAGATGATGTGATTCATATTAAGTATTATAATCCTAATATCATGAATGGACAGTATTGGAGGGGATTGAGTCCATTGCAGGTATTGACCAAGAGATTAACAAGATGGAATGCCTCAATGGATGCATCAGTAGCACAGATGCAGAATGGAGGAATGCCAGGTATAGTATATGAGAAAAGCGATTTTGCCATTGAAACATTAGGACAAAGAAAGAATGATTTTGCTAGTTATCTTCGTAATTCATCTAATAAAGGTGCGCCATATTTCGCAGCAGGTGAAATGGGTTACTTACCATTGGGGTTATCGTTGGCTGATTTGGATGTTAGTACTCTTTCTGGGATTGATTTTACTAAGTTATGTAATGCTTACAAGTTCCCAGAAATATTATTAAACAATCAAGACAGCTCAACATATAACAATGTTGCAACAGCTGAGAAAATGCTTTATACTAATTCAATCCTTCCAAACATATATATGTTTAAAGATGCGTTGATAAAAAATATAATTCCATTGTATGCAGGTGACGGTATAAAAAGAACTATTGAGATTGATTTATCTGAGATTGAAGCTTTGCAAGAAAACATGAAACTGCAAGCAGAAGGTTTAGCTGCTATGTGGTGGACTACTCCAAATGAGAAGAGAGATATGATGGGATTTGATGAGTTGATGGATCCGTTGATGGACCAAATAATAATTGATGCTGGTAAGCAATTAATATCTGATTTAGGTGCAGTTCCAGATGTAACAATGCCATATCAATCATGAGTGATAATAAATCAATAGAGTATGTGGTGAATATAATCGAGAAGAAGATATTCATGATATTATTGGAGCAGTTGCCTAATCCTGATTGTCCAAGAAAACGTGATCATAATAACTGGAAGATAGAGCAAGTAAAAAAGACATTAGCACAAAGATTAAATGACACAAGCAGAGCAAAATAAATATTTCTACGAGTGGCAGAAGTTCCAGCAGAGGTATGAGAAATACTATGAGAAGAAGTTTACTGCTGCATTAAAAATACAATTGGCTGCATTTATCAAGACTCAAGATGTCATGAGTATTCCATCTTTTCCCATTTATACGGTTTTGGTTAATATGTATAAGACAGTTGGTCCAAGATGGGCAAAGATATCTAAGTTGTCAATGACTAAGGCAACCGGTCAGATGGGGATTAATGAAAGGATAGTGGAGTTAATGCGTCAATATTACGGCATTGATTTACTTAATGATGCTGAGGATATCACAGCATATACAAAGGAAGTTATACAGAAAGTATTATCAGATGCAGCATTAACCGGTGCATCATTTGATGATATAGTTAGAAGTTTAACGAGCAATACAGAACTAGGAGCCATGAGAGCAAGAAGGATTGCTAGAACTGAGACGGTGACTGCTGCCAATGGTGCGGCTATGATATATGCTCAGACATCAGGCAATGCAATGGATAAGATTTGGATAAGTGTAAAGGATAAAAGAACTAGGCATAATTCTTGGGCAAACCATGTGACTATTGATGGTACAAAAAAAGATATTTATGAACCATTTACATTAAAGTCGCAGAAGCTTGGAGATATACAAATGATGCAACCTGGTGTGAGAAAGCAACCTAATGGATTACCAGTACCTGCAGCCGAGATTGTCAATTGTAGATGTACTGTTGCATTTATGGCCAAGAGAGATTCACAGGGTAGAATCATTAGAAGATAAATTTTTGTAATTAAATAGAAATAAATTAACTTTATAACGTGAGCAACATATTTAATATCAAGACTGAAGTACTCTCTGCTGAGATAATGGATTTGAATCCTAAGCAAGGACTTGTAACCGGTTACTTCTCTAAGTTTAATAATGTAGATTCTGATGGTGATATAATTAGACCAGGTGCATTTACTAAGACAATAAGAGAGCAAGGTCCTGAGTCGGCATTACCAAGAATCAAACATCTTCTCAATCATGATCCATCATTACCGTTAGGTGTTATTAAGACACTTACAGAAGATAGTTATGGATTAGCATATGAGTCACAAATAGGAAGTCATGAGGGTGGCGAAGATTTTATTAAGATGGTTGAGAGTGGACTTATTACAGAGCATTCTATTGGTTTTAAGATAATCAAGAGAAATCAAATCCAATCCTATGAAAACTATCTTAAGAATCCTCAGTTAGGACAATATGAGATTACTGAGATAAAGTTGTATGAGGGTAGTTCACTTACTGCATGGGGAGCAAATCCATTGACACCAATCACATCACTTAAGTCGTTAAATGATGTAGATATGTTAGTAGCTAAGCATGAGGCAATAGATAAGTTCTGCAGGAACACAACAGCAACAGATGATACCATTCAGATGTTGTTATTACATTCTAAACAATTAGCACAATTAATCATAGATATGAAGAGTACTACTGATCCGGTGAAAACCAATCAGCCAGGAGAAAGT